TTAAAAATCATATAACCATTTATTCTCAAGCCGCCTGAGTATCCGGCTATCGTCATCTGAAAGTGGTGTAAAAGCATGCGTTTTTTTGCGAACCGGTTCGTCCGGCAGTTTACACGCACCGGAGCAGTGCGCTTCAAAATCAAGGCAGTTATAAACACGTGCGCCGCAGAATGCACAGGTGCGGATGGAATAGACAAATCCTTTATAGTCAGGATTATAAAAATGCTGGTATAAATCTTTATCATAGGAGTGCATCCCATTCCGGCGGACATCCTGACACCATTCTGAAAAATCCTGTGCAGCATAATAAGCGGCGGAAGAAGAAAGATTGAAGAACTGTCCGACTTCATTTACAGATTTCAGATGAGCATAATACATGGCAATGCGCGGAGCCAGAATATTACTTGCAAAATAATTGGCTTCATCTTCATTGGAAGGAAGGTCATTTCTGTGTCTTAAAAGATGATGTCCAAGTTCATGCATCAGCGAAAAACGGATTCGGTTGGCTGATTTCTGGCTGTTGTAAGCAATTAAGTTCAGACTGTTTATACAAAATGCATCCTGAGAGTAGGAAATGCATAAGTTATAAAGCTCTGGCTTCTTCTTTTGGAGCTCAAGATAGGAATAAACACGAAAACCATATTGCTTCAAAATAGCAAAGCAGTCAATTGGAAAGGAATGGATATTGCAGGTAATCAGCGCATTAGCTGCTACTTTACGAATCTGGTTACAATCCAAAGCAAAGCCTCCTATAAGTCGATTTCAGATAACAGCTGAATGAGTTTCATCTTCTGCGCCGCAGAAAAACCATGACTGCCACGGGCAATCATCTGTTCAATATCTTCATATGATGGCTCTGGGTTATCGGATGTTACTGTAACTGAAGAGCCGAGAAGATAATTCATGTCCACATTAAAAAACTTTGCAATCTTTTCAAGTGTCTCGAGATCTGGTTCGCGGTTCCCTGTTTCATACATACTGACAGCGCTTCGGGAAATGCCGAGCAGATCTGCCATCTGTCCCTGTGTGTAATGATTCTGCATTCTTAAATTCTTAAATATATTGTGAAAATCACCCATTTTGTTACCTCCATATATGACTATAATAGCACGAATTGTGACAAAAGTAAAATGATATATGACACGTTTTGTGAATAAAAGGATTGACACATGACTTCTGTGGCTGTATAACAAAAGTAAGGACACAAAACGTGACAAAAATATAAAATCGACACAGAATGTGAGGTAATATGGATGAAAAGAATAAGAGTAAGAAATATTTCATGGAAAGATTATGGGATTTCCGTACAGACACAGAGAGAACTCAAAGAATTTTGTTTTTTATACGATGAGAAAAAGAAACGGGGGAACAGCCAGGATCTGACAGACTGCAAAATGATCGAAGAAGCGGCAAGGGAAAGCAGTGAAGAACTGGCACCGTATCTTTTGAAAAGTGTTACGGATGATCTAAGCTATGAGTATCTGGAATTTGATGATACGCTGGGACGTATTCCGGTTGGAAAGACAGATTTTTATGGATACAGAAGAAAATTCTATGCGTGTCTGCTGAAAAAAATAGTATAAAAAGAGGGGACAAATCGGGGACAGCAAGAACGTACGTTCGATATACAATAACATCGAACGATACAGATACAGGACAGAGAGAAAGAGAGAAAGATATCTGATACGCGCGTTTTCTGACTGTAATGTTATTGTTCAAATACAAATCAGAACAGATCAGAAGGAGAAGACTATGAAAGAAAAAGTATTACAGGAAATTACAGAAAAACGTGACCGGTATACAAAGCATTTCATGCTGCCTGAAAAAGGAACTGCCGCGGCGGTCTATCCGGAACCGGTTCATTATGAGACGGAAAGTGGATGGGAAGAAATTGATAACCGGCTGGAAGCAGTATCAAAGGATGGAAAAGAGTGCTACCAGAATAAGGCATCTGATTTACAGGTATGTTTTGCGAAGCAGACAGGAGAGAATACGCTTGTAAGCATGGAAAAAGATGGGAAAAAAGTTTCATGGACAATGGAAGAAAATGTGGTATTGGCAAGAAGCGCAAGGCAGGCAAGAACAGGAAAAAGCAGTTTTCAGATATTAACTGAAGAGGAATTCCCGAAAGGCCCAGAAGAACTCTACGAGGAGACATGGAGAAAGGATATTCCGGAGGATGAGCCGACAGAGGGTTCAGGTGACGAGACGGGGGATGAAGTTACCATCCTTCCACCGGCTTCAGAAGACACTCCGGCAGACGGAGGCAGTAAAGATATGCCGGAAGTCAAAGAGATCCAGCAGAAGATGGGGGTAAAGCATCTGACAAGTGAAGGGATGTATGAAGAAATTCTTCCGGGCGTGGATGTACATTATACCCTTCAGAGTCAGCGCTTAAAAGAAAATATCCGTCTGAAAACGGCACAGGCTGCAGAGCAGGAGCTGATCTTCCATCTTAGATATACAGATATGGAAATGAAGAAGGAAGAAGACGGCAGTCTGGGACTTTACAGTGAGAATCAGAGAATCTTCTGGTTTGACAAGCCATATATGTATGATGCAAAAGGATGCGTGTCACAGGAAGTGGAACTGCTTATAGAAGCAGAAGAAGGAGGATGCAAAGTTACTGTCAAAGCAGAAAAAGAATGGCTGCTTGCCGATGACAGAAGTTATCCGATTATTATCGATCCGATGACAGAAACCAGTAAAACAAAAACCAATATTGAGGATACCTACATTTTTACAGGCGGAACGGATTCTTCGGCTGACCCGAGTAGTGTTTATGCATATGGCTCTTTTGTGGCAGGGAAGTCAACTGCACTTGGAAACTGCAGGTCATTGCTCCGATTCCGAAATCTGCCGGACATCGGAAAAGGTTCTATCCTGTATGCAGCGACCATGTATCTCTGGCAGTATGAGTATTCCAGTTATGGAATCGCAAAACTTCCGCTTGTTGCAAATGAGATCCTGAATAACTGGACAGAAAAGGATGTGCGCTGGCACAATCAGCCATCTGTATCAGGAAATGTACTGGATTATAAAGAAGTGAAACAGGTACAGAACGGCAATACGATTACGATCACGCCGATCGGGTTTGACGTGACTCGACTGGTAAGACAGTGGTACATAAAGATAATTACAAAGAGACAACGAAAAAGATACAAACCCAGGAAATGCTTATATTTCCTGGGTTTTCTTTATGTCCGCTGATTTGTGGAACACCACAAAAAAGCATAAATTTTTTACGGTAACTAACACGTAACTAACAGGTAACTAACACTATATCTTGTTGATCGCGTCTATCAGTTCTGCTATTTCAAAGTGTGTATACACAATTTCTGTAACACCTTGTCCCTTATGTCCGACTATCTTTTTAATGACTTTATCAGATACGCCAGCTACGGTTAATAGACTTACGCAAGTATGCCGGGTATCATGCGGGCGGTGCTTCATTCCTACAGCATTAAGTAGCGGCTTCCAGTAAGAATCGTAATAATTTCTGTACTTAAAGTGTTCGCCTTCCGGGGTACTTAATAAGTATTCACAGTCGTTAAGGTTGTACCAGTATTCAAAGAACGGGTAAACTTTTTCTGCTATCGGAACAGTACGGACTCCGGCAGCAGTCTTAGCAGCTACTACATTAAAATACCGTTCTTCTAAATTAACATCTTCCTTCTTCAAGTCCAATAGCTCAGACACACGGCAGCCGGAATAGATAAGCATAAGGATAACAGTATAATAGGTATTTCCGTTCTTTGCTTCCCATATCCGGGATACTTCCGCCTTACTGAACGGTTCACGATTTAATGCGTTTGGATTTCCGGCGTTTTTAATGTTCAGATATTCAACCATATTTCTTTCTTTCGGTATGATTTCATGTATAACAGCATACTTATACATAAGTCCAAGCATAACCTTTAATTTTCTGAGAGTCGGGGTATTCTTCCCGGATTCGTCAACAATCATTTGCAAGTGATCTAATTTAACATCGACAAAACGCATAGAAGCGATTTTATCGCAGAGTTTCCAGGAAGCCTTATAACCTTTTACGTTAGATTCGCTAACTGTCGGGTAATGTTCGTCACTCCAACGTTCGTATACATCGGCAAAAGTAACTTTAGCGGCGTTCACATCGTAAGGGTTGGCGTTAAATTCTGCCAGGGCGGTAAGCGCTTCTTTCCTGGTAGGATAATAGCCGACTGTTATATATAGCTGTTTTGCCTTCCCGGTTTTCGGGTCGATATCCCAGCCTTTTGTTTTCTTTGCTACATAGGGGTTACGGCGGTTGCCGGAGAGCTTGTAAACACTTCCGAAGCCGTTAGGTAATTTCATATAATCACACCTTCCTTAAAAAAGGGTATAAAAAATAAGCCCTTTTTAAAAATATGGGCTTATGGTATAATCATATTGCGTTTTGATTTATCTATAAGCCCTTGTTTATAGGTATCGCGTAGCCGTTTCGGGTGGCAGCCCGGGACGGCTTTTTAAATTATCTTAAAGGTTCAATAATTCAGATTTCTTTTTATTAAATTCTTCTTCGGTTATAGCGCCACAATCTAATAGCCGCTTATACTTTAATATTTCATCGGCGGCAGACCCGGAAGAAGCCGGAGCACTTGATTCTGCCGTAATAGAATCGAGCAAAGCAAGTATTTTATTCGCGCAATCCGTCATAGTGTTATACAGGAAACTTCCCTTTTTAGTATCGGCAGAAATAAGAGGAATTTCTGTATAGGTATCGTATGTATGATTAAGGGTAATTCTGATATACATTTTCTTAATCATTTCTTTTTGTGATTTCTTCCCGGTAGTTCCACCGATTACAGCACCAACACCACCGAACACAGCACCACCGACCAGGGCGCGCCCGATACTTACGCCGCCTTTTGTATATGTTTCGCCGTCTACGACAAGTTCATAATCTACAATGTCGTCGAAGGAATATACAATAGGCGTTTTATTATATATAGATACTGCCGGAGCTGGAACGTGGAAAAGTCTTTTATTCTTATCTACGAAGAACAGCTTACCTACCGTATCTGTAGCCTGGAAGTTTTTATATAATTCCTGGTTTTCCTTTATGTATTCTATATGTGTTTTGACTTCTGATACATTCTTATTCTTTATATTGCTTACAAAGTTCGGGCTACAAAGACTAAGGCAAGAAGAACAAACCGAACCTTCGGCAGTTTTAGCTTTTGTCAATGCATTAACTTTACCACCGCAAACAATACAGCTTTCTTTACTAAATAATCCCATTATAAGTTCCTTTCAAAAGCAATACTAACATTATCCTTATCCTATCGCGCAGAAAGGAAGGTAGGATAATGTTAAAAGTAAATTTGTGGGAAGTGCGTACAGCCAAAGGCTTAAAGCTGGAAGCTGTAGCCGTAATGACTGGCGTAAGCAAGTCCACACTAAACAATATTGAAAATGGTAAAACTTCGCCAACACTGGCAAACCTGGAAAAAATAGCCAAAGGCTTAGGCTGCCGTATAAGCGATCTGTACGATTCAGAATATAAGTAGTATATCATAACACAGCTTTTTACCTGGTATTCTTGTAAATATTTCCACAATCCTGGAAATGTTTTTAAAATCCGGGACGAGAAGAGGAAATAGGAATATAATGGATATTGTCAAAGGAAGGGGGCTTAACTATAATGCGTGAGAAGCTACACAACCTTATAGACACTATCCAGGAAGAAAAACTATTAAGAAAGATATACTTTTATATCCTGGGCTTGAAGGGGTAGACGTTAATGGCGTCTATCCCTTATTTCATTTCTGAAATGATTTTCTTAAGTACGTCCCATTCATCTTCTGACAATTTGCAAAGAGTTTTAATTAAGTTCTTTTTAAATTCATCAGCGCCGCCGGAGATACGACCTACATATAAGTCCAGTTCTTCATCTTCGGACATAGGGTTAAACATTTCCCCGTTCCCGGTTCTTAGCCATTCTTCATTAACATTAAATTTCAAAGAGCAGATACTAATTACTCTATCTGATACTTCCTTACGGTTGTTTTCAATGTCTGACAAATGACCTTGTGATATAGAAAGAGCTGTAGCAAAGTCGCCTTGTTTCATGTTTAACTCTTTTCTAAGCTGTTTTAACCGTTCGTTCATTAAATAAAATCCCCCTTTCTATGAAGTAATTTTACTATAACACAAAAAATATCGCAAAGCAACAAAAAATATTATAAAAAGTGTTGACAAAGAGTAGCATAGCGATATATAATTATCGCATAGCAACAAGAACAAAAGATGAAAGGAGTAAGAAATGGGAAAAGACAGAATAAAAAGAGCGTTGCATAGTCTCATTGACGGAATGGATGAAAAACTGCAAAGAAAAGTATATTTCTATATTTTAGGATTGAAAGGGCAACAGAGCAATGAGCGAAGAACAAATTAAAATTTGGAAACAAGTAGAAGCAAAAGGCTTAGAAAAGCTGGGAAACATCGAGAAGGCACTGTTAGCAAAGGAAGGCTTTGAGGAAGCTCATAAAGATTATTGTGACTTTGTAGACAGACTGGCAGAAACTACAGGACTGACAACCGGGGAACTGGATAGACACTTTACTACACTCTTAGCAGAGAAAGGAGAAAAGAAGAATGACAGTAGAAGAAAAGAAGGAAAGAAATAGAAAATATGGCGCGATTTGCGCAAGAGCTAAAGCAATGGGAATTATGCAGGGCGACGCGATAAGCGCGATTGTGGATATAGAGAGCGCAGACAGAAAATTTAATTTAAGGCTGGACGACTTCCTGGGCGCGGATAATTCCAACTTTGCACATGATTTTATAAGGATACAGGGAAATATTGTAAGAGGAAACTTCCCGGCAACGGACTTCGGGGACTTTGTACCAAGGTTCGCGGGAAGGAGTGAATAAAACACCAGGGCGGCAGCAGTCACCCAGCAAGTGCCGTTAGCTCAGTTGGTCAGAGCACCCGGCTCATAACCGGGCGGGCGTGGGTTCGAGTCCCACGCGGCGCATTAGTAGCAAGGTTGGCTACCTTGCAGCAGCGACAGCAAGCGAATAGCTTAAGCTGGATACTGTGATAAAAATAGCAGCGGGTACACCAGCTAGAGAGTGTGCGGACGTATAACAGGTTTTTAGCGTCTTTTTTAATGAGAAAAAGCGACTACGCAGTAAATTAAGCCGGGAAGGAGTGCGGAAGATGCCGCCGGATAGAAAAGAAGCCGCCGAAAAACTTCGGCAGCTTGTGAATAGCAATTTAAAAAATGAAATTGAAGTAAGCGTAAGTTACGACATTTGCTTATCAAAGACGGATACAAGTTTATTGACAGTAAATAAGTAACTGCTGCATTTCTGCTTTGTTTCCTGGTCTACTTCAAGTTCGCCCTGGTTAATAAGCTGGACGGCTTGAAGGGAAGCCAGGATAACACGAAATTCGTTAGGAGCTATGTTTGTGTCGTGCTTAAGTAGTTTTTCGCCAGCAGAACAGCAACATTGATAGTTAATAGCTGCCTGGGCTTCGGTTTCTTCGAGTTCCAGGGACGGAAGGACAGTAAGCGCGAACGTAATAGCTTCAATATCGGAATTGCTGAAAGAATAGGAAATGTGTTTCATGGTAAACCCCCTTAAGTTTTTTTGATAATTATAACATGAAAAGTGGAAAAGAAAAACCGTAATGCAGCCTACCACGGTAGCCAGTCCCAAGCCTGGGAAAATGCAGAGGGCGGATATTACATAGAAAGGCGGGATAGATTGAGGGAAAACAACATAAAACCAGCGGAAGCAGCGGAAATATTGGGCGTTTCGCCGCAATTTATCCGGGTTTCTATGCAAATGGGGCAACTTCCTATAGGAATAGCCATAAAGCTTCCTGGTTCAAGTGAGTACACATATCAGATCAGTGACAATTTATTACAGCAGCGGACTTCTAAGAACGTAGCGGAAGAGATTAAAAGAATCAGAAGCACGAACCAAAGATAAAAGACTGTGGCAGCAGTCGTAAAGCCCTTGTTTATAGGTAAAATCGCGAAAAAGTAACAAAGAAAAGGAGAACGAAGCAGTGAAAAAATGGGTTGTTGAGATTGAGAAGGAAAGCGGGAGAGTAGAAACCAGGTTAGTACCAGCAAGAAACAAATGTACAGCGATAAGCAACTGCAAGAACGAAGGAGACACAGTATTATCATGTGTTCCATATACCGGGCAGAACGTGAAAGTAAGCGGGCAGCGCGACGAAGAAGAGGAACGCGGCTACGGTGGCTATACTTTCGGTTATGGCTTCGGATACGGAGCAAGAAGAAAGGGGCGAAAATATGGCAGCGGCAGTTATGAGCATTGATAAACAGAAGGCAAGAGCAGACGAAGCACTGGAACTTGTGGGACAGCTTGATACTTCGATGCAGAAAGCCGTTTATATTGCTACTAAAATGTTCCTGGCGGCGAAGGAAACGCCGGAAGAGAAAGGAAAACCGAAGAAATGACGCTTAAAAGAGTTGGAAGCTTGAAGAATAAGAAACACAAGCACTGTTTACAGTGCGGGCGTGTACTGGTAGGGCTTAAGGACAACACCGAACACGAATGTAGCTTTTGCGGGCAGAAGCATTTTGTAGATATCTACGGTACTACCCTGGTACTTACAGCAGCAGAACGCCCGGACTTAAGACACCGAACCGAACCAAAGAACCCGGACGACCCGGAAGTAGTACAAAAGAAGAAAAACCAGGACGAATTTAAAAAGAGCCTGGCTATATTCCGTAGTAAATGGGGAAGGTAAAGACTGAGTGTTAGGACTGAAAATATTTTTAGGTGTAATGATTGCGTTGATGTTATTAGGAATCATCGGGGCAAGAACTAAATGTAGTAAATCTATCGCGGGGGCTATCGCAATATGTTGTATTGTACTGCTTACCGCGATCGTTGCCAAAGAGAACCAGCCGAAAGTAACAGAAGTAGCGCCGGAATCCGGGAAGATTCAGACAGAACAAAACGCCTGGGGAACGATTACCGTTACAGACGATACCGGGGTTACGAGAGAATACCAGGGCTGTATACATATTTCCGGCACGTACCCGTATGAGACTACAGAGTATATGGGATTATGCGTAAGTATGGAAAGTGCAATAGAGACGGGCGAGTGGTCGCCAGGGATGTACAAACTGTACTATGAAAGCGAAGGAAAGTACTGGGAAGCGAAAAGCAATGAGAAGGAGAGTAAAACCGATGAATAACTATATAACATTGTACGGAGAACCGTTAGAGTATCCGCACCAGGTAAGCGTAGATAAGCGCGGAGTAGCTTACTACGGGTTCAACATGGCAACAGAAAGGGTAAGCGGCATTAAGGATATTACCCAGGTAATCGTAGAAGAAGGTACGCCAGCTTTTGAGAGCTTAACAGCAATCGACCAGGTAAAAGACCTGTTAGACTGTAAGCTGCTGGTTACTGGAAGAATCCGTACAAGAAATATCAAACGGAAGGACACCGACGGCAGCAGAACCAAAGAGAAAGAACACGACAAGAAGAACCAGGCAGCAGAGAAAGAACATAGCAAGTTATATATTTCAGTGCGCGCCCAGGAGATTACAGACCAGGAATACGAAGGAGATACGAACGGGGTAGTTTTAACCGGGTTCGTATGTAAAAAGGGCGATATGCGGACTACGCCGCGCGGTATCCGTATTACGGATATGATTTTAGCGTGCTGGCGCGAAGACGACGAAAGCAACGTAAGCGATTATATCCCGGCGATCACATGGAACGGAACAGCGGCAAGGGCAGCAGATAGTAGAAGCATGGCATAGAAGACTTGATAGAGACAATGTAATAGGGTTGAGCGAAGCGAACCATAGACGCATACATAAAGAATATGATCGCGGCTACATGGCAAAAAAGAAGATGCAGCGCACGCTTTACGATATGCTACAGCGCTTCCGGCGTGAGTTCGGAGACAGTGGGGGGATATAAAAAGTTTTTAAAGCCTTTTTAAAGTCCCGAGTTCAAGTTGATTTGAAAAAAAACGCCGATTTTTTGTATAGGGGGGGTCTGAGAAGGTGGCAGTATGGCGAATGAAGAAAAAAAGACAGAAAAAAACAAGCCAAAACCTTGCCCGAAGTGGTTAAGTGCGGCGGCTAAAAAAGAGTGGCGTAGGATTGCGAAAATCTTCGCGGAAGAAGAAAAAGAATTTACGGACAAAGACCTTAAAGCCCTAGAAGCTTACTGTACGAACTATGCAAAGTGGCAGAAGTGCGAACAGATCATAGACGAAAAAGGTTACAGTATGGAAGTGGGCGATAATGGTTACGAACAGCAAAGACCAGAAGTAAGCATAGCAAATAAAGCACAGACGGAAATGAGAGCCTGGGCGAAAGAATTAGGATTAACGCCAGCGGCGCGGCAGAGAATGAAGGCAGAGAGCGCACAAGGCGACGGCGGCATAGACGCGGAGCTGGACGGAATGATAGCACATGATTAACACGGAACTGCTTTTAGCTGCCTGGTTGGAGAAGTTACAAAAGAAGTGGGATACGGAAGAATACTACTACGATGTAGAGGAAGCAAAGAAAGTATTTAAGTTCGTGTCGAAGTTGACCAATGATAGAGGAGCAAGCCGAAACTTTGATTTATTAGAATTTCAGTTTGAAATAATAACAGAAATCCTATGCGTAAAGAGAAGGAGCGACGGCAAGCGGAAACATAGAGAAGCACATATAAATATACCACGAAAAAATGGTAAGTCATTCCTGGCGGCGATTATAGTAGTATATCTCTTTTTCTGTCAACGGCATATCTTCGGCGCGCTTTTTATTTTAACGGCTAATACAACCAAACAGGCGGGCGAGCTGTACGGAACGGTAGAACATTTCATAAAAGCAAATAAGACGCTACGCCGCTACTGCAAGATTACAAGCAGTACGAAAACCATTATACGGAAAGATAACGGTAATAAGCTTATGGTACTGTCGTCAGACGCAGACAACGCCGACAGCTTTAACGATTATGTAGCCGTCCTGGACGAGATACACCAGGCGAAAAACGACGAAATGTACGGAAAGCTGAGAACGGGACAAGGAGCATGGGACGAGCCGTTAATAATGACAATTACAACGGCTTCCAGCGGAGAAGACCCGGCAAACCCGGAAATGCAGCTTTATACTATGGCAAAGAAAATAGAAGCCGGGGAAGTGAACGACCCGAGCTTTTACTATAGGATTTACGAAGCTGATAAAGATTGTAATGTTGAGGACGAAACACAATGGTATAAATCGAACCCGGCATTAGGAGTATTTAGGAAGCTGGAAGACCTGGCGAACTATGCGAAGCGTATACGGCTTATGCCTTTACAGGAAAATATGTTTAGGCGTATGTTCCTAAACCAGCACGTAGCGTTAGACCATGAAAAAGGCGCTATAAATATGGACTTATGGGACTTGTGTACGAAAAAGGTAGACACGAAAGACTTAGAAGGCTGGAAGTGCTGGGGCGGACTGGATTTATCAAGTAAAAATGATATTACGGGCTTTGTCCTGGTGTTTTATGAAGAGACAACCGGGCGATTTATCGTAGTGCCGTACCTGTATACGCCGAAAGAAACGGTAGCTTACAGGCAGCATAAGGACAATAACCCTTATGAGTACTGGATAAAAAAAGGCGATTTGATAGCTTTAGACGGGAAATATGTAAATTTTGAACGCTTCTTAGACCATGCGGTAGAACTGGACGAAAAATACAGGATAGAACAGATAGGCTTCGACCAGTGGGGAAGTACAACAATCATAAACCGATTAGAAGACCGCTGGGACGTTATCCCAATAGGACAGGGAACTAAGACTATGACACAGGTTATTAACGATTTTGAGAACCTATTAGTAGACGAAAGGCTGGTTATTGCAGAAAATGAGTGCTTCCGATTTATGGCGAAAAACTGTATAGCAGTTTACGACGAAATGTTAGGAGTCAAGTACAGTAAGAAGAAAAGTAAATTTAAAATCGACGGTGTAATAGCCATGCTTATGGGCTTGCTATTGTGCATCGAAGAAAATGGTATTGAACACTATAACCCGGTGGAATACCTGGACGCGATGTAAGAAGGAAAAAATATGCTTAAGAAGTTAAAAAACATGAAGAAAAAAATAGTGATCGCAGACGGGCTATTATTGGCAGCTATGGCGGTAGTGTTTGGGACGACATACGACATAAACCCGCATATCGGTATGTATGTTTTAGCTGCTGAGCTGGCAGCAGTCGCGATTATGATAGTAAGGAGCGGTAAAAGTTAATGTTTTTGGATTTTTTGGAAAAAAGAAGCGAAGAAGTAGACGATACGCCGCGACTTACGGACGAAGAAAAGCTTTTTTTAAAGGTTTTCGGGATAGAAGAAGACCAACCAGCGGCGGCAATGAAGGAAGCAACCTACTTTACCTGTATAAAAAAGCTGTCGGAAGCAGTGGCGAAAACGCCGCTATATCTTACCCAGGACACGGAAACAGGAGAAAGAAGGGCAAAAGAACACCCGTTATATGAACTTTTGAGCTTAAGACCAAACCCGTATATGACGGCGGTAGACTTTTGGAAGGCAATAGAAGCTACCAGGCAGCACGAAGGCATAGCCGGAGCGGTAAAAGTGTACGGAAGAAAAGGGAAAATAGAAGCTTTGTACCCTTGCACGATAGAAGGAATCACTATAGACGATGCGGGTGTACTCAGATCAACAAAAAAGCATAAAGTTTTAGTTGATTTCAAAGTACCAGGTACGGGAATGAACGAAAGCGCCTTTTATGAGGATTTGCTGATATTCAAAGGCTTTACTATGGACGGAATCAACACGGAAGCAGTAAGGACTATCGTAAAAAGCACGATAGACGTACAGATTAAAGCGCAGAATTACCTTAATACGTTATTTGATAACGGGTTGACTAACAAAATGGTAATACAGCTTACGAGCGATATAAGGGACGAAAAAGAGCTTAGAAAGATACAGGAAAAATTCGGAAAACTGTACAGCAAAGGAAAGCGTATCTTTACAGTTCCGGCGGGATTTAATGTACAACCCGTAAATTTATCACTGGCAGACGCGCAGTATGAGCAGATAAGAAGAATGTCTATAAGTCAGATCGCGGCGCTGTTTGGTATAAAAATGTATCAGCTTAACGATTTGAAAGACACAAATAACAATTCGCTGGAACAGCAGCAGTTAAGTTTTTTAGTGGATACACTGCTTATCCTGTATGAATCTATCGAACAGGAAGTAACGTGGGGCTGCTTAACAAAAGACGACAGGGCACAAGGATATAAAGCGAAGCATAACACAAATGTTATTTTGCGTTCTTCGCCGGAAACCCAGCAAAAAATATTATGCGCTTATGTGGCGGGCGGAATCATAAAGCCGAACGAAGCCAGGTTAGAGCTTGGAAGGGAAACTACAGAGGACGGGGACGACCTTATAGTAAATGCTGGTGTGCTTAAGCTTAAGGACTTAGGAAAGGATACAAAGGGAAATGCCGGAGAATAATACACACAGTACAGAAGATGCGGCGGAAATCCAGGAAAGAAGAAATTATGTAGCGTACCAGGGGATACAGCTTGAAGTAAGGGCGGCAGCAGAAGGCGAAGAAAGCCGCACGATTGGCGGTTATGCAGTTAAGTATAATACGCCTGTAGTTATTACTGACCGCTGGGGCGATAAATATTTAGAGGAAATCGCCGCCGGGTGCTTCGATGAAAGCTTAAGCAGATGCAAAGAGAGCGGAAGCGAGATAAAAGCGTTATGGAATCACGACACAAGCCGACCGCTTGGAAGCACGAAGACGGATACACTCAGATTTAACACGGGGGATACTGCCGGGCTAAATTACGACATTGATTTACCTAATAACACATGGGGAAATGATGTACGGGAAAGCGTGAAGCGTGGAGATGTAGACGGTAGTAGCTTCGGTTTCATCTGTTTAGAAGATAAATGGAGCAAAGTACAGCACGAAGGCGAAGAAATGTACAAAAGAAGTGTTGTAAAAGCGGAGCTGCTGGAAGTAAGCCCGTGTACGTTCCCGGCTTATGACAGTTCACAAATTAACTGTAGAAGCTTTGAACGTATGAAAGCAGATACCAAAGAAGAGAAGCGGCTGGAAGAGCTGAAAAAAGAAGCGAGACTTTTGGAAATCGCAGACGAAAATAACAAGGAGTAACCATATGACAGTACAGGAATTAAGAGAAGAGATTGTACAGAAAACAGAAGAAATTAACGGATACCTGGAAAGCAGAGACGCGGATAAGGCAGAGGAAGCTTTAGCAGAAAAGAGAAAATTACAGAAATTGCTTGCAGTAAGAGAAGCAGAGGACGACGAAGAGCGGGAAGACCTGGGAAGGCAGAAGAAGCAGAAAGAAAGCAGAACAACAGGAGCAGTAAACGAGCTGAGAGCTGCCGTGAAATTTGCTTTACACGGAAAGGCAGCACTGACAGACGAAGAAAGAGCTGCCGTAAATATTGACGGTAACGCCGCTATTCTGCCGGAACAGTTCGTAAACGATATCCAGGTATTAAGAGCGGGATTCCCGAGCCTTAAAAACCATTGCCATATCATTAAAGCAAGTTCTAATCATGGTAAAATGCCGTTCGCAAAAATTGGCGGTAAAAAGCTGAAAAAGTATAAATCTGGAACGAAGCTTACAGGAGAAGCAGCAAATACAGAGGATATTCAGTACAACATTGAAAATTACGGCGCGCTTGTACCGATTGCGAACGATTTACAGGAAGACGAAGCCGTTAATATCGTACAGGAAGTTATTAAGCCGGACTTCGCGGAAGCTGGGGTTAATACTGAAAATGATGAAATTATGCAGATCGTAGAAGGAAGTGCGGTAGACAAGTCTACAGGCGCGAAAGATTGGAGAGATGTAAAGAAAATCATTGACGGAGTATTACCTACACTTCGAGGAAGAGTAGTAGTAATTACAAATCTTTCCGGCAGCGTGTACTTGAAGTCCCAGGAAGACAAGAACGGAAGAAACTTAGACCTGGTTAAAGAAGCAAATGGTAAGGAATATTTCCAGGGTAAAGAACTTATTACGCTGAGTGATGAAGATATTACAGCAAGTGCTACAGGAAAAATGATTTTTTATGTAGTAAACCTGTATGCGCTGGTTAAATTCTTCGAGAGAAAAGGCTATACAGTATCTACGGACAAATCTGTATTCTTTGAATCTGACGAACTGGCGTTAAAAGTACAGGAGCGCTTTGATTGTGAGAAACTGGACGAAAGAGCAGACTTTAAAGTAGAGTTCACGCCAGCGTAGGTAGTGGCTTATGGCGATCACATTACAGGAAGCGAAGGAATATTTAAGGGTAGGCTATGACGATGATAACGACTATATCACGGAGCTTATAGATATATCCGAAGCATATATAGACGGTTGTGTGGGTACTGCATACCGTGAAAAAGATAAATACAGTAGTGAAGAAGAATATAAGAGAGGTTGCAGACTTGCAACCCTCTTACAGAAGAAAGTAATAGGCGATATGTACGATGTAAGAGGGACTACAGTAAGTAATAACACGAAACGGGATAAGATAACACAAACTATCCTGGATAAGCTGGCGAATGTGGGGTAGGTAAAATGTATGTAATGATACAGAAACGGCAAAAGACCGTAGAAAAAGGGCGACCAGTAGAAAAGTGGGACGACTATTTAAAATGCTGGTGTGAAGTAAAGAGCCTGTACGGGAAAGAACTGTATACCGCCCTGGAAGCAAAGTTAGAAAATGTAATGAACTTTGAAACACGGTACTGTAAAGCCCTGGAAGCCTTAAATACAAAGGAATACCGGGTAGTATGGGGCGAACGTATATTTAAGCTTATAAATGCCGATTACGGCAAATACGACCGCCGGAAAGTGGTACTTAAAGGGCAAGAAGTAGTATGAGTTTTAATATTACTATGGATTTTTTGGGACTGGACGAAGTGCAGCGGGAAATAGAAAGGCTTGCTACAGCGTCGGAACTGAAAGACCTAAATAAAAAGATTGTAAAGAAAGCCGGGAAAGTTGGCTTAGAAGAATCAGAAGGGCAGATAAGGAAGAAAGCATACAGTAAAAACCCTATGAAGTCCGGGCGGCGTGGCAGCAGGACGGGGCAGCACGCGGCGGATAATGTCCCGGAGAAGGGAACGACACAAAGTGGGAACTATGGAGAAGTCATAGGTTGGGAAAAAAGTGATACTTCGCCATTTTTCTACATGAAGTTCCATGAATGGGGTACGACGATGCATAAGCCTAAAAAATTCATGCTGGAAGCAGCACGCCCGACATACCGCGCACTAAAGAGTATAGCAGAAGAAGAGTACGAGAAAGTTTTAAAGGAAAAGTTAGGGGGATAATATGGCACTTCTGAGCGAAGAAGAAAAGCAGCAGCTTAAACAGATCATGGCGGATTATCCGAATAACGAAGACCTGGATTTAACGGCGTATATAGCAGATGTAATAGGTATAACGGGAAAGCACGTAGAAGAAGGTTGGTACAACCAGGATATAAACGATACCCATATTACTTTTTACTATATAACGGATACCGACGCGAATCATAGCGACGATAAGAACGAAGCAGAAGAATACTATATACAGGTAGATATATGGAGCGAAGAAGATTGTTTTCTTTTGAAACGGAAAATAAAGAAATTACTTAAGAAGGCGGGCTTTACATATTTTGCGGGGAATGATGATTATGAACAGGATACGAAAATATACCATAAAGCAGCAAGATTTTATTTTTTAATAAATACCGAAGGAGAAGATTAAAGTAATGAAAGTCCAGGAAAATAAGCAGACAATCGAGAGAAGCAGAGTCGTAGGCTTAAAAGACATTTGCGTAGCAGCAGTTACCACAAACGACGCTACAACATATGCAGCGGAAATACCTACCAGGCTGGCGAAAGCAATCACAGCAACTATTAAAGAGACGTTCGAGGTAGAGTACTTATACAGTGACGACGAAGTAGAGGATACTACAGAGACATTTGTAAAAGCAGAGATCGAGTTGGAAGTAAACAGACTGACACCGGGAGATTATGCGCTGTTATTCGATTCTCTGTATAAAGGCGGCTACCTGGTAAAATCAGAGAGCGACAGAGCGAAAGAAGTAGCTTTAGGATTCAGAGCGAAGCAGAACAACGGGAAGTACGAATTTGTATGGTACTATTGCGGAAAAGCAGAACACCCGGAAGAGTCTTACGAGACGATCAAGGACAAGAAGACGGCGCAGACACAGAAAATTACTTTTACATTCTATGCGAGAAAGAAAGAAGATACAGTAGATGGAAAAGCAAAGCGCTTCTATGCACTTAAAGTAGATGAGTCGCAGTTATTAGAAGAACATACAAACGCTAAAAAAGCTATTGCGGAATGGTTCGGAGCGGTACAGGAATACAAAGCAGATGTAGCAGCGTAAAAAGAGAAAAAAAGGGGCGGTGTCAGAATATGACACCGCTAAAAGGTATAAAAATGAGAATTACAATTAACGAAAAAGAATATGAAAGCGGAAAAATTACAAGAGAAAAATACAGATCATTTTGTGAAACGTTCGATAGCTTTTTGAAGAAAGATGCTAATTCTATGGTTTTCACAGATGAAGACTTAGATAAAATGATTGAATCTATCGTAGTGGTATACGGGAATCAGTTTACATTTGATGAAGCCAGCGACGCGCTGGACGAAATCCCGGATATTCTGCTTAATTTCTCACTTATCAATGCGGAAATACTGAATAAGAGCAATTTACAAGCAGAAAAGACGGCAAAGACCGGGAAAGCAAATATTATTACAATCGGCGGTAAAGAATACGATTGCGGAAAGATTGGAAGAAAGAAATATAAAGCCTTCCGCGAGGTGTACGAAAGACTGACACGCCCGGAGAAACAGACATATACAGACGCGGAACTGGACGAAATGATTAACACTATTGTACTGGTGTATGATAATCAGTTTACTTTTGAAGAAGCGAACGAATCTTTAGAAGATGTTTCAGAGATTATTTTTAACTTCGGACTGATTAACGCGAATATCCTTAAGAAGCTTAAGGACGAAGCCGCGGGCGCAAAAAAAAATTTAAGCTCACAGGTGTAATAGACTACTGCCTGGAATGTGAGGAAGGAGAAAAAAGGCTATACAGAATCACGACATACGCTTACCGAAGATTTATAAAGCTTATGGAGAGAATTAGCTGTACTGATGATGAAGACGACTTATTAGAGCTATACGCTGCCGTGATACAGGTTGTATTTAACGACAGGGTAGAGAATGAAGAAATAGAACGGCTGGACGTAGCAGACATTATAGATACGTTTGGAGCGATAGTAGAAATCATAGATATTTCTGTCAATGAAAAAATACGGTATCTTGGTACACTTTTGGGCGGAGTGCCGGAAGAAGACCAGGGTAGCGCGTTCGATGAATACGACCAGGAAAATGGATATATCGAAGAGACGACGCAGGAAGAAATATGGAGATCATACGGGGACAACCTGGACGCTATCCTACAGATATGTATAAAGAGTATGCGAAACAGCTATAAGGAGTGCTTAGAATCAGATTTAAGCGACTTATTGGACTACGTTGTATTTCAAGTCGAATATGACCGGGAAAAGTAGACATAAGGAGCGTAATAAATGGCTGGTGCAAGTCTCAGAGTAGGGGCGAATACAAGCGAGTTTACCAGTCAAATGAAATCAATGCTTACGCAAATGAAGCTTGTTACCAGCGAATATAAGGTAGAAGCGGCACAAGCGAAAGCATTAGGAAGTCAGACAGATTTACTTAAGGCTAAGAAGACAGAGCTTACAAGTAAGATTAAGCTGCAAACGGACGCAATTAAGCTACAGCAGACCAATTTAACAGCTCAGAAGCAGAAGCTCACAGAACTGATAGAGAAGGAAGACAAGGCAAAGCAGAAGGTAGCAGAGCTTACGAAAGCCCATGAAGATAGCGTTAAGGCGACTGGGAAAGACAGCGAGGAAAGCCAAAAACTAAATGCACAGCTAGAAGAAGCAAAAGAAGCACACGCAAAGGCTACAAATGCTGTAAAGAAACAGGAAGACGCAATAGCGAAGAATACGGTTAAGCTGAATGAATCGAAAGCGGCACTTACTGAGCAGAATACAGCATTAAAAAATACAGAAGAAGAATTAACGAACGCCGAAAAGAAATGGACTGTTTTCGGACAGGAAATAAAGACGGCGGGAAGCAACATGGACGAAGCCGGGAATAAAACTATAAGCCTGGGCGACGTTATTAAGGCTAATCTTATTTCTTCCGCGATCATAAGCGGAGTAAAAGAGCTTGCCAACGGGATAAAGGAACTTGCGAAGGGCGCGATAAGCGTCGGCATGGACTTTGAAAGCGGCATGAGCCAGGTAGCGGCTACTATGGGTATGACTACCCAGGAAATAGCCGGAGGAAGCGAAGCTTATACAAAGCTGGAAAATGCAGCGAAGGAAGCCGGAAATACCACCCAGTTTAGCGCTACCCAGGCAGCAGAAGCCCTTAACTATATGGCGCTTGCCGGATATGATGCAGACAAAGCAGTAGAGACATTACCTACAGTTTTGAACCTGGCAGCAGCGGGCGGAATGGATTTAGCGACAGCTTCCGACATGGTAACGGACAGCATGAGCGCACTAGGGGACAAAGCCGGAACTACAGAAAGTTTTGTAGACAAAATGGCGAAGACTTCACAAAAGAGTAATACCAGTGTGCAGCAGTTGGGCGAAGCACTGCTTAGCGTAGGCGGAACGGCTAAGAGCTTAGCGGGCGGAGTTACCGAAGCGAATACCGTATTAGGAATATTCGCGGATAGCGGAACGAAGGGAGCAGAAGGCGGAACAGCATTACGAAACGTAATTTTAAGCCTTACAGCGCCGACGGATACCGCAAAGAAAAAAATGCAAGAGTTAGGGCTTAAAGTCTTCGACGCAAACGGGAATATGCGCCCGTTAAATGAGACTTTCCAAGACCTTAACGGAATCCTGGGAAATATGACCCAGGGAGAGCAGACAGAAGTATTAAACACAATCTTTAATAAAGTTGACCTTAAGAGTGTAAATGCTTTACTTGCGAACAGCGGCGAGCGGTTCAATGAGTTAAGCGGATACATAGAAAATTCTACGGGCGCTGCCGAACAAATGGCGGCAACGATGAATGATAACTTACAGGGTAAAATTACGATATTAAAGAGCGGACTGGAAGGGCTTGGAATTGCTGCTTATGAAAAGTTCGAGACACCGCTTAAAAATGCAGTAACGAATATTACGAACGTAATAGGAGATTTGCAGACAGATTTAACGAGCGGGGAGCTGAGCGGCGCGCTTGATAAGATCGCTACAGGTTTCGGAAACCTGGTAGAAAAAGCCAGTGAAATTATTGTAGCGGTATTACCTAAAATCCTGGAAGGGCTGGGCTGGATTGCAGACCACGGCGACACGATAGCCAGCTTATTAGCTGCCATAGGCGCGGGATTTGCAGTATTTAAGGTAGCGTCGATAATCAACGGAGTAGTAACGGCTATACAGGGACTTACGGCGGCAGAAGTGGCGCTAAATGCCATACAGAAACTTGTTAATATAACAATGGCTGCTAATCCGATGATGTTAATTATTACGTTGGTTGCTACACTGGTAGCGGCTATAGTCGGATTTGTGGCGACAAATGAAGACGCAAGAGCAGCGGTAGTAAATGCCTGGAACATCGTAAAAGATACGGTAGGAAAAGTAGTAGGAGAAATTGCAAAATTCTTTACAGAAACAATACCGAACGCGCTAAGCAAGGTTGTAGATTTTTTAAAAGATAACTGGCAAGATATTCTATTATTCCTGGCGAATCCGTTCGCGGGTGCGGCTAAACTGCTGTACGAACATTGCGAAACCTTCCGAAATATTGTAGATAATATCGCTTCATTTTTCCGGGAGTTACCGGGCAAGATTTGGGACGCAATCCTGGGAACGGTCGAGAAGATAACAACCTGGGGAGAAAATGTAAAGACAGCGGCGACCCAGGCGGCAAGTAACGCGATAACGAGCGTTGTAACATTTTTCCAGGAATTACCGGGGAAAATTTGGGACGCAATCCTGGGAGCAGTTACGACAGTAACGACCTGGGGCGAGAATATGAAGGCGGCAGTTGTACAGGCTGCTACTGAATTTGTAACAAATGCAATAGCATTTTTCCAGGAATTGCCGTATAAAATCGGCTATGTAATCGGTCAAGCAAACGGGAATGTAGTACAGTTCGGTATTGACCTGGTAACATGGGCGACTACAGAAATACCGAATTTCATTAACACGGTAATAACATTCCTGGTAGAGCTTCCGGGGAAAATTTGGGACGCGATAGTAAGCACGATCACAAATATACAGAACTGGGGGCAGCAGATTTACGCGGAAGCAACAACGTATATACAAAATACGATAACTTCCGTAGTGGGCTTCCTGGTAGAGCTTCCGGGCAAAATTTGGAACGCGATAGTAAGCACGATTACAAATATACAGAACTGGGGACAACAGGTATACACACAGGCGACTAATTATATACAGAATACTATTACGACGGTCGTAAGCTTTTTATCCCAGCTTCCAGGCAAAATTTGGAACGCGATAGTAAGCGCAATTACAAATATGGCGAACTGGGGGCAGCAGATGTTAAGCCAGGCGAAGACGGCAGCAATGAATATTTTGAGTAATGTATACTCAACACTATCTCAGATGCCGGGCAGAGTTTGGAACGCAATACAGGGCGCTATACAATCTGTAGCAAACTGGGGAAGCGGACTACTGCAACAGGGAAGAAATGCAGCGAGCCAGTTAGTAAGCGCTGTGATCAATGGCGTAGCTTCCTTACCGTCACAAATGGCAAACGTAGGCTATAATATCGTAACGGGTGTATGGAATGGTATATGTAATGCCGCTGGCTGGTTTAGACGGCAAGTGCAGAGCTTCTTTAGTGGAATTGTAGACGGTGTAAAAAATGCACTGGGTATACATTCGCCGTCCCGGGTATTCCAGGACGAAGTAGGTAAGTACATGGCACAAGGAGCGGGCGTAGGATTTACGAACGAGCTTGGTAATGTTGAAGAAGACATAGATAAGAGACTGGGAACACTTACAAAGAAAGTAGCGAAGATAACACCAGTAACAGAGGTTAAACAGAGTGCGAAAGTAGTAGCACTGAACAATAGAGTAGACACTACAGAATTTACGGACGATTCCGAAAAGACGGTAATTGTAGAAATTACGAATATTACAGAGCTTGACGGAAAAGAGATAGCACGAAAGACAACGAAGCGAGTAGTTAAGAATGTAACGAAAGAACAGAAAAATAAGCAGAAAGCGAAAGGGGCGGCATAATGAACGGTGTATATTACACGATATACAACAATATTAGGGACAGAGACGCGGGCATTAAGCCCGTGAGCCGCCCTAATATCCCTACAGCAGAACAAGAGTACGACGAGATAAAAGTACCGGGAAGGGACGGGAATTTATACAGAAAAAAAGGAACATTAAAAGATATTCCCATTGAGATTACTTATAACTTCCTGTCAGACGACCCGGAAGACTGGGCGGAAGATTTCAGAAGCATAAAACGGCGATTCCTTAAGGAAAGTACAGGTATGCTTATGTTTTCAGACGACCCGGGCTATTATTACAAAGTGAAGAAAATTGATATAGGAACAAACGAGCGCTTAGCGAAGCGTATCGGGAAATTCCAGGTAACATTTACTTGTGAAGGCTATATGTATCTGACAGAAGGAGCAGAAACAAGGAACTTAAGCGATACACTGTATAATGCTTTTGAAGAGTGCAAACCAGTGTATGAGATCGCGGGGGACGGCGTATGTACACTTACTGTAAACGATACGGAAGTTACGGCGAATATCGGCGGAAAGCTGGTTATAGATACCGGGCTGAAACTTTGCTACACGGCGTTGAAGGAAACGGCAAACAGACGGCTTACCGGGTATTATGAAGACCTGTATTTAAAAGAAGGGGAAAATACATTTAGTGTAAGCCCTGGATTTACAGTTAAGATAAAACCTAACTGGCGGTGCAGATAAATGATAGAGGTATACGTTAAAGGTAATGAGGACTACGGAAGTAACGGAGATATGACCTTAACGCCGACTACGTGCGAAGTAGAACTTACTGTAGAAGGAGTGGCAGAGCTTACCTTAGAACACCCTATAGACGACCTGGGGCGCTGGGAATACCTGGTAAATGACAATGTAATAGCAGCACCTACGCCGTATTCAAAGAAGCAGCTTTTTAGAATCTATGATTATACGAAGACTGAGACAGAAGTAACAGCGTATGCAAGACATATTTTCTATGATTCTGCCGGGGAAATGCTGGTAGATGTAAGACCGACGGACAAGACCGGGCAAGAAGCGTTAGATATAATCTTAAGCGGTACGAAGTACAAGGCGAAGACAAATATTAAAACGCGATCCACAGCTTACTATATCCGTAAAAACATCATGGAAGCAATCGGCGGGGACGGTGAAAATAGCTTTATAAATCGCTGGGGCGGCGAAAGAATGTATGATAATTTTACCGTTATCATAAATGACCGCCTGGGCGGGGACTATGGAGCGTGTGCAGAGTTCGGGCGGAATATGACAGGGATAGAAGCGGACATAAGTATAGACGATGTAGTAACGCGAATTATCCCGGTATCATACAACGGGCACACCCTGGAAGGGGAAGAACCGTGGATAGATAGCCCGCTCATTGGAAGCTATGCAAATCCCAGGGCAGCAGTTATTAAATTTGAAGATGTTAAGTTACTGGAAGATTGCCAGGAAGGGGAAGAAGGATTTAGTACGCTGGAACTTTTAAGGGAAGAACTTAAAAGACGGTGCACAAAAGAGTATGAAAACGGGCTTGATAAGCCGAAAGTAAATTATAAAGTAGACCTGGTAGAAGTTGCGAATACGGAAGACTATAAAGACTACAAGAAATTAACAACAATAGGAATAGGCGACGACGTATTAACAAAGGACAGAAAGCTTAAGATAAATGTAACGGCAAGATGTATAAGGCTTGTGTACGACTGCATAGAGGAAGAAAACGCAGAAGTTGAGCTAGGGAACTTTATAGAAAATTATTTTGACAAGACAACCAGCGCGGCAGATATTATACAGAAAGTAACCAGGGAAGACGGGACACTTAAGGCGGAAGAAGTATACGGTAAAATCGACGCTGTAAAGGCACAATTAAAAGCCCAGCGCGACATATCGCAACCTTCAGAAGTAAGGGCGGTAATATTTGAAGACCTGGTAGAAGGAAGTCCGACCTACGGGGCTATGTCTATCGGTACAATGGGCTTCTGTATTGCATCAGAACGTACAGCGGACGGGAAAGATTGGGACTGGAAGACCTTCGGAACTGGTAGTGGCTTTTACGCTGATTATATATGTGTCGGGCAGTTAGACGGAGCGCTTATAAAAGCAGATAGCATACAAGCGGAATCTATCAGCATCAACTATAAAAAGTCGGTGGAATCCCATATAAGCGAAGCGGTAAACACTGTAGAGAGAAACTATAAAAATGATATCGACGGGCTTAAAAGCGATTTCAAGAAAACCTACACTACTTTTCAGTATGTAGACGAAACAGCGGGAAACCTGGCAAATGAAGCAGAAAGCAACGCGAACAGCTATACGGAAGAAAAACTTAAGAAGTATGTTACTACGGTCGAAATGGGGACATCAATAAACCAGACAGCAGAAGAGATTAAGACCGAAGCGAGCAAGAAGTATACAACGTATAAGTATGTAGATGATTCCGCCGGAGCAGCAGAAACAAACGCAAAAGGGTATGCGGATACTGTAGGAGCGGGAGCAAAGAGTTATACAGACGAAAAGCTTAAGAAATATGTTACTACTACAGAAATGAATACGGCAATAAGTCAGACGGCGGAACAGATCAAGACCGAAGCGAGTAAAACTTATACCAGTTTCCAGTATGTAGATGAAACGGCGGGAAACCTGGCAAGCGAAGCAGAAACAAACGCAAAAGGGTATGCGGATAAGGTAGGCACAGGGGCGAACAGCTACGCCGATACAGTGGGAACAAATGCGAAAAACTACGCGGACACAAAGGCAAATAAGGCTTTGGCAGATGCAAAAGCCGACACGGACGAAAAGCTTAAGAAATATGTAACACAGGTTAGCATGAATACGGCTATAGATCAGTCAGCAGAATCAGTAAAAACATATGCAAAAAAAGCAGTAAACGAACTGAAACATAACTATGTAGAAAATGGAACTTTTGAAAGTGGAAACTTAGACGGATGGGACTTAAGTGATAGCAATAATATTAAAGCTATAAACGATGAATACTTAGGGAATGTAGCAAGTATTACAAGGGGAACGTCTAACATTTACATGCGCCAAAGCTGGAAATTGAAAGCTGGAACATATACGGTAAGGTTCAAAGCTGGGGCGAACTTAAGAAGCATAAGCAAAGCAAGAATTAGAGTTTCGCTTGGTGGAACAAGTTATTATACAAAAGCCGGAGAGCTGGACGACGAAGTATTTAAGCAGTACGAAACGGAGATAACTATAAGCGCAGCGGGGACAAAGTACCTTTATGTGTATAACTATGTGGATAACACGACGGTTTATATTAAAGATGTGGAAGTACTGGGTAAATACGAAGATCATGCAGAAGCACAATTTACAGTAGCAAATGGCGCTATCGAAGCAGAGGTAAAAAGAGCGGAAGGCATAGAAGACGAACTTAGAAGTGCTATAAAAGTAAATGCAAATAACATAACGAGCAAAGTAGAAAAAGGGGATATGGGAAGTTATGTGACGCAATATTACAATAATGTGCTGGTTGCATTTAATAATAGTTCTAAGTATGTGCAAATTTCAGCCGGACAGATCGCTATTTACAATGGAGAAGTAACAACAAAAGGCAAACGAGCAGTATTTAACCAGTCGGGAAATTCATTCTATAGGGATGATTATTTTGTAGGGCGAATAGGTACAAATGAGTGGAAGAGTAATAGTGCGCATAAAGGGCTTACGTTTGATTTGGAATACCAGGGGAAATATATGGCGTGGGCGCAAGAAGAAAGTAGCAGCGCGACAAGTTACGATACGATTTTATGCTATTCGAGAGCGAATAGCATTTATACAGAAAAGGGCTTACATTTTGGTTGTAATGTGTACGCACATGGTTGGAATCTGTATAACGCCGATCTAAGAAACACGTCATACGACGGCTATAGCAGTTGGACGGGGGAAATTCCGATAATAACAAAGATACAGGCGAATAGTGATGGTACTATTACGTGGTGGAGTTCATCAATAACTGTAAGAAATGGCGGCATAACAAGCGCCCCGAGAAGTTAGGAGAAAATATGGAAGAAGATAGATACTTAAAGGTTAATGAAGCGGAAAAGCCGAAAGAAGAAGAAAGCCCGGTAATAGAAAAAACCACGGTAAGACTTTTCAATACAGAAGCGGGCGAAATGAAAGTGGAAGAGGAGAAAGAAGTAGTATGAGCAAAGAAGAAGTGAAGACAGAAAGACACACAGAAACAAAAGAAGAAGCAATTAAGAACATGAGAAAAATAGTAGAGGTTGAGGAAGAAAACCACGTAGAGACAAAAGAAGAAGCAGTTAAGAGAGTAGCCGAGCCGCTTAGCGTTACTATTGAAAAAGCGAAAAAAGATATAAATACAGCGGTTATTATGGCGGAAAGAAATTACGGCTTACATTCAAGTATTACGGTGCTGATTCTTGAAAGCGTCTTAGCAAATGTACGCGCGGGAAATGCTACAGTAGCAGCTATGGAATTTGAACAATACAAAGGGGAACTGTTGAAGAATGAATAAACAGATCACACGACTTACGTTAGATGTAGGCTTAAGAGATTCCTATAAAGTTGTATTCGCAAAGATGGGCGATACAGAACGCCGGGTAATTGCGGAAATTAAAGACAACGGAGAGGACTATAGCCTTGCTGGGGTAAATACTGTAGAAGTTCGCTGTAGAAAGGCGGATGGAAAACAGGTTACTAAAAATGCTACGAAAGATAACAATACAATCGTAATTGATATAAGCGGGCAAATGACAACTTGCAAGGGTACAGCTATTGTAGACGTAGTACTGTACGGAACTGACGGCGGCGTATTAAGTACAGCTAAATTCTATTTGAATGTAGACGACGGGGCGGTAAACGAAGACGATATTAAAAGCAGCAACGAATACAAAAGCCTTACAGATGCATTAAGAACGGTGGGACTTGCAAAGGAAGTAGCGAATACTGCATTAAATACAGCTAATGAAGCAGTTAAAACAGCAGAATCAGCTATGAAACAGATACCGGGTTATACTTCCAGGGCAGAGACAGCGGCGAGCAAAGCGGAAGAAAATAAAACAGCAGCGGCAAATTCAGCAAGTGCGGCAGCAGATTCTAAGGCAGCCGCCGGAAAGTCCGCAACAGCAGCGGCAAATTCAGCAAGCGCAGCGTCGGAAAGCAAAACAGCAGCAGCAAATTCAGCGAGCGCGGCAGCAGATTCTAAGGCAGCCGCCGGAAAGTCCGCAACAGCAGCGGCAAATTCAGCAAGCGCAGCGTCGGAAAGCAAAACGGCAGCGGCAAATTCAGCGAGCGCGGCAGCAGAAAGCAAAACAGCAGCGGCAAACTCAGTAAAAGCAGCAGAAGCGGCGAAGGCGAAGGCAGAAGACGTAGTAAAAGGGATTGCAGATACAAAGGCGGAAGCAATCGCGCAAATAGAAGCCGCCGGAGTAGAAGCAACACAAAATATTAAGGGATACACGAAGGAAGAAACAAACGCACTCTTAAGAGCTGCCGGAATCCATACCCAGGTAGGCGCGCCGATCTACGGGGTTAAAAGGGTGTGGAATACGGAAAGCGTAAGCGATACCTGGGAACGTACAGACGCAAGTGTAGGCATGGAAGCGAACCCGACCATAGGGGCAAAGGTAGGGAAAGACGATTTTTCTTATGTAATGCCGTGGGCGGGGATTGTATCTAAATGCTGTGACCTGGATACAGGAGAAACAGTAGCGTATATCGGAGAGCCGGGGTACGACCCAACGAAGTACATGGTACTTACAGAATACCCAGGATTTTACCTTAAGCGCTGGCGAGACGATACATACGAATATGTACAGATTTCCGCCGGAGCATTTGACGGAGCGGTATATATAGAGCCGTGGGAGTGGGGACGCTACCCGTCTTCGCTTATGGGAAGTAAGCACGTATCCATGAGCGGAAAGCACCCGGATTGCAGAATAAATAGAGCTACGGTACGTGCGCGATCAAAAGCAGCTGGAGAAGGATACTACAGCATGGATAGTACAAGCTACTGGGCGTATAGTATGCTGGTTCTTGTGAAATACGCGAGTCTTAATACTCAAGAAAAAGTATGCAAGGGCTATTACTATTTGAGATACACAGACCAGGACAAGGCTTTAGTAGCGGAACAGAGTACAAACCGTATTGTTATCGCACTTGCGACAGCAGCCAACGAATACCTGGTAGGAAATGCTGTGGAAATCGGTACAAGCCTGGGCGGAGCACAGGTAGCGAAGCAGAGACTAATTACAAGAGTGGAAGACTACAACAACGGAAGCGTAACAGGGAAAGCGATCTATTTTGACGGCGACCCGGTAAATATTGCAGTAGGTAATATTATTAGTCATTGCGCTAATATATCGGGAACAACCGATAGCCTGGGAATGAGGGACGGCTGCTTAGTGAATGACGGTAAGCACGCTATGTTACTTTTAGGGCATGAGCATAACGGGCAGTATGCTTTTGTGGATAATGTGAACCGATACCAGGGGACGCTATATGTATGCTACGACAACACAGCGACGAAAGATAATGTAGGAGATACAGACCCGAATTATAAAGCGTTAAGCTTTGCATTTCCTACAACGTCCGGCTGGCAGCTTTTAGAAGGATTTGACCCGGAACACCCGTTAGAAATGTGGTGCGAAAAGCTGGGCGGTTCTTCTGTTGGAAAAGGAAACGGGGCGTACTTATGGAGTGATAACAATGCCGCCTGGTGCGTCTTGTATGTCTTCGGTCGCGCGGGCGACGGAGCTGGCGCGGGCTTGCCTTGCGTGAACGCGAGCAACGGCAGCGGTGTCGCGAACTGTTACATCGGCGGGGTGCTTCTTAAAAAGCGCCAGTAAGACCGGGGGTGTAACGGGGGCGGGCAGCCCCCTAATACCTAAAGATTTCCAGGAAAATGGAAGGAAAGGGGGAAAGTATTGAATTTGCAAAATGAAATGATATACTACCCAAAAGAAACGGCGGGAAGGAGATAGAACATGAAAGGATAGAGAAAATACATAAAAGGGATTTAGTGTGTAAGCCGCCTGGTACGTCTTGTATGTCTTCGGTAACGCGAACAACGGAGCTAACGCGGGCTTGCCTTACGTGAACGCGAACAACGGCAGCGGTAACGCGAACTGGAACATCGGCGGGGTGCTTCTTAATGCTTATAATGGAAAATATGAATTATTGCACACTATCTAAACACGGCGCAAGCTGTGACCTTACCAGAGTAACCGACACGGCGAAGGACTGGTAAAAATAAGCGACTGGCAAGGAACTATTAGGGGAAACCCAGAAGCCGCTATTTACAGGGCGGTACGTCTTTGGACGTATTCCGAATAAGCATTTAAGAAAGGGTAGTATATGGATAAGCCAGTAAATAAGAAATCAAAGTTAAAGAAACAAGAGATACTACCTAAAAGAGTTGGTGGAATCTACGAAAAAATCTACGAATATGAAAACATTAAAACGGCGATTAAGGCAGTATGCAGTAGCCCAAACGCAACAAAATCAAAGAAAAACGAAAAGACAAATGCAAAGCAACAGAAAGAAAAGTATTTAGGGGATATCGACAAATACACGAAAATAATACAGGCACTTCTGATAGAAGGCAGATATAAGCCACGGAAGCTGAGAAGAAAAGAAATATACGACGGTGTGCGGCATAAAAAACGAATGATCGCTAAGCCCTGTATGATTGATAAGATTGTACAACGGGCAGTATTACAGATCATTGAGCCTATTCTGACAAGAAGGATGTATATGTATTCGTGCGCAAGTATAAAGGGAAAAGGCGGGACGTATTGCAAAAGGAAGATTGAAAGAGCGATAGCCAGGAAGAACAGGAAAGGAAAGAGGTATAAGAATGTAAAACATACAAAGTACTGGGAAGCCCTGGATATTAAGAAATGCTACGACAATATTTTACATTGCTTTTTGAAGTTCCGACTTATCAAAATGTTTAAAGACAAAAGGTTACTTGAATTACTGTTTATGTGTATAGATATTTACTGGGTAAAAGAGACAGCAGCCGGGAAAAGAGGAATACCAATAGGTACGCCGTTCGGTCACTGGTTCGCTAATATCATGCTGACACCCGTAGACTTTGTAATAAAACACATTTTCAAGATAAAATACTATTTTAGGTATATGGACGATATGTTATTATTTAGTAGTAATAAAAAGAAGTTACGGCAGTTTGTAGCCTGTATCCGTGATGCGCTATCACGAATAGGCTTACACATAAAGAGTAAATTACAGGTACACGCAACCAATGATAAAGGGAAGTTAGGGAACAGACCAATAGACTTTATAGGCTATAGATTCTACCGGGACTGTACTACCTTACGTTCCAGTATATGCTTAAGAATAACACGGAGAATACGGAAGGTACGAAAGAAGCAGATACTTAACGGACACGATGCAAGAAGCGTAATAAGCTATTACGGCTGGATAAAAAATACGGATTCCTGGGGACTGAAAGTAAAGTATTTTGATGATACCGTAAAAAGCGCAAAGGAGAAAATAAGCAATGGAAGCGGTAAGAATCAGAGAAGGCGTAGAGACAGAAGAGGAAGTACTGACCGGGGCGGCTATCGTTGGGAGACAGGCGGGGCGTGTGCGCGTACAGCTTAAGACAGACGTAGAGACAGTAGAAGAGACGGAAGAAAAACCGAAACACTACCGTTTTACACTGATTGAGTTTTGCACCCGTGAAACTGCAAAGCTGGAAGCCCGTATTAACGGAAACCTGGCTAAATGGATTGAGGAAGCCCGGAGAATTGCAGCAGAAAAAGCGGGAGAGAAGACAGCAGAAGAGAAGTACGACGATCTCAAAGAGACAACCGACGGACTGGTAGAAACAACGGACGAGCTTGTAGAAACTATGGCGGATATCTTAGGGGGTGCTATTTAATGCTGACGGGCGCGAAACTTAAAATTATAGTACGCGGTGTAAAAATTAAGGTGCAGCGTGGCGAAGACCTGGAAGAGATTTTAGAGAGCTACGAAAACCTTACGGAAGAAGAGAAACAGCAGATAAGGGATAGAGTAAATGAGTGATTATCTTTTACAAATGATTGAAGTACAAGCCAGTGTAATTACAGATTTGACAGAGGTAAATAAAAGACTACTGTTAGAGCTGGAACAATACCGGGCGATAGAGGAAGAAGACAATATTATACTAACGATGATACAAGACATAGAAGAAGGAAAGGAAGACTTAATAAAAATGTCTTCTGTATAGGAAGGTTAGTATTTTTGAGTAACGAATTTTGGATAGGGCTGTTAGTACAGCTTGTAGTCTATGGCGTGTCTATCGGCGTGATTTACGGCGTAATGCGTACAAGATTAGACTATATCGAAAAGAAATTAGATAAACACAACAACGTAGCGGAAAGGGTATACAAATTAGAAGCAGATTCAAAAGTGGTATTTGAAAAAATATCAGTAGAGAACAACCGTATAAAAGACCTGGAAGGCTGGCAGAAGCATGAACAGGAAAAAGAGTAAAAAAGAATTTAAGAAAAAGGTTGTAATGTGGACTGGTGTACTATTTGTATGCGCTTGTTTAGTAGCTTTAGTGTTCGCTTGGAACGAAAAGCCTACAGATGTGTTTACCTATATCATTCCGACGGCTGGCGGTGTATTCGCTGCCGCTGTAGTGTGGTATCTGAAAGCGGTACAGCTTGAAAATGGAATTAAGATACAACTTGGAATGATTAAAAAGCTTATAGACCTGGGGGAAGAGAACCAGGCGGAAGAAACAAAAGAGAGAATCATACAGAAGATGAAAGATAAAACAGATACAATCATAGATGAAGCGTTAGAACCGACAGAAATACAAAATTTTTAGAGGTACGAAACTATGGAAACTGTAAAAATGATTCTTGAAAACTGGGTATACTTTTTTATCCTTCTTATCCTGGGGCTGCTTACCGTGTATGCAATCCTTAGATTTATGAAGCTGACACCGAAGCAGCAGCTTGAAAAAGTAAAAGTAGCACTGCTTTACATGGTAACAGAAGCAGAAAAGGAATTAAAAAGCAAAACAGGACGCATTAAGCGATCTATGGTATGGGAATGGCTGGTAGAAAGATTCCCGATTGTTACGCTTTTTATCACGGAAGAACAGTACGACAAATTATTAGACCAGGCGTTAGAAGATTTTAGAAAAATGCTGGAAAGTAATACAAGTTTGTATGATTACGTTTACAATACAGTAACAGTTACGGAAGAGGACACGGAAAACGATATTATGAGAAAGATTGTAACGGGGGCGTAATTGTATGAAGATTTTACTTATCAGCGGACACGGGGACGGCGACCCGGGCGCAAGCTCAAAATTTGGAGTAGAAGCAACAGAAACCGTAGTAATGGTACAGAAGATTAAGGAAACACTGGGGAACTATGCACAGGTTGACTTATACCCGACGAACAGGAACGCTTTTAAAGACCTGGGTAAAGGTTGCTGCCAGGTAAAATTTGGAGATTATGACTATGTACTGGAAGTACATTTTAATTCTTGTGTAAATGACCTTGCCGGGAATGGGAAGACTACAGGTACGGAAATCTATGTAACAACAGCAGAGAAGACAGTAGGTGTAGAAACAAAGATTGTAGAGAAAATCGCAGCGCTGGGACTTAAGAACAGGGGCGTAAAGCGGACAAACTGGCGTGTGATTGCGAGAGCAAAAGCAAGCGGTACGTCTTCGGCATTACTGGAAGTATGCTTTATCGACGACAAAGACGATATGCAGATTTATACAGCGAAAAAAGACCAGATCGCGGCAGCAGTGGCTACAGCAATCACGGAGCAGTTCGGGCTTAAGAAAAGCGGGAACAGCGGAAACCAGGGAAGCAAAGGTATTACAGTAGGAAGTACCGTAACAATTAAAGACGGCGCGGTATACGGTGGCTTATCATCGGCACGCGGTAAGACAGTTCCAGCAGCTCAGCGCGGCGGGAAGAAACATACAGTAGATAAAATCCAGGTAAACAACGGAGTACAGGAAGCACGACTTAAGGATATTACAAGCTGGGTAGCTGTATCGAGCTTACAGGCAGTGTAGGGGGATAAGGAACATGAACGCAGAACAGAAGAATTTTATTGAAGTGGTGGGCGCTATTGCGTCCGCCGATATGAAGAACAGCGGAGTAGCGGCAAGCTTAACGACAGCACAGGCAATTTTAGAAAGCGCCTGGGGAAAATCAGAGCTGACAAAGACAGGTAATGCACTTTTTGGAATTAAGGCTACAAAGGACTGGAAGGGTAAGACTTTAACAAGAAAAACAACGGAATACGAAGATGGAAAGAAAGTACAGGTAGAAGCAGAGTTTAGAGCCTATGACACCTGGGAAGATTCCGTAAAAGACCACAGCACATTTTTAAAGAAGTATAAGAGATATGCGAAGGTAATCGGGGAAACAGATTACAAAGAAGCTTGTAACGCGGTAGCTGCTGCTGGGTATGCATCAGACCCGGAATACGCAAAGAAACTTATTGAGCTTATCGAAACATACGAACTGTACAACTACGATACGAAGAATACAAATACCGACGACCTGGGAGCAGAGGACAAGAAGTATTACAGAGTCCAGGCGGGAGCATACAGGAGAAAAGAAGGTGCTGACCTTATGGCGGAGAAAATCAGAAAGACCGGGCATAAGGACGTATTTGTAAGAATGATTAACGGGCTTTACAAAGTCCAGGCGGGAGCTTATACAGATCGCAAAAACGCGGAGAAGACAGAGAAAAAATTAAAAGCTGCCGGAATTAGTTGTTTTATTGTATGCGCATGATGTAGTATTAAGGAAACGGGAAAGAAAGTAGCGGTAACTGCCGCGTAACTTACAAATGCATCAAAAAAGCCGAAAAATAGGCGTTCGGAGTTATCAATACGGGAAATAATTATGGAATC